TGCTGTTCCGCTGGTTGGTGCGATAGATACAGCACGCGGTGGGTATGGCTCCTTTAATTTATCAGGATTGGTTAGTTTTAGTTTGTAGCCACCATCCACGGTGTCATCAGCAGCACTGCGTTCCGCATCGGTTAATATTAAGCCGTTTACCGCGCCGAACAGCTCAATTGCTGAATCGCTGGAATTGTAATTGTTTACCGTGATAGCGCAAACACGACCATAGCCCATTGCCTGCAATTGTGTTTTAATATCAACAGATAAGCCGGCAACGTTAAAATCGATCTCCTCGGTATAACGAGGCCCAACAGATGTTTTTGCCAGTTTAGATGTTGTGTTAAAACTGTTGTTAGTGCCTTGGTACTGATAGATTTTAGCGCCTGTTACCGGCGTAAGGCCAGTTACGATCAGTGGATTAGTTGTATCAAAAGTAAGGGTGAAATCATCCTGGTTAAAGATATAGATCACATCCTCGATACCCGCCGTAACGGGATTGTCGGCTCCCATCATGAAGCCTGCATTTATTTCGTTGTAGATTGACATTTGTTTTTTAGTATTTAGTAGCTAGTATCAAGTAGCTAGTATTTTGATTTTGAATTTGAGATAGCATCAAGCAGCAGAACATATCTTGCTACTTGATACTATGTACTTGCTACTGCTTACGCTGACAGATAAAATATCTCGTTAGCGAATTTGAAGTTTACGGCGGCTTTCATGCGGGCCTTCATGCGTACAACGTTATCGTTGGTGTAAGGCTTCATGTAAACAGTTGATAGTTCGGATTCATCGCCTAACAGATCTACGCCTAAGAACAAGTTTGATGAACGCGCACCTAAAATGGTGTTGGCCTGCCAGTGGTTCATTAATTGCAATGGCATACCTAAATAGTCCATTTGTTTGGCATCGGTAAAAGCATTTAACACGTTTACCGCCTTGTTGGCCTGAGCCTGAGCATAAGCGTAACCAACGTGCAATGGAATCTGCAGGTTAAAGTCATCCTGACTACGATCGGCCGGATCAAGCTGCGAATAAACTCCGCTTAATACGCCTAACACATTGCTCGCGTTGATATAGCTAACAGTAGCAGCAGTTGATGTGCCGGTGAAAGTTGCTGGTAAGCGAGTGTTAATCTCGTTATAATTACGAACTAGTTTAAAGCTTGTTGAACTGGCAATCTGGATAAAGTACGACTGGCCTTGTATGCTCATGCCTGGTGTGCCGTTTGTGGTATCATTGCTGGTGCCAGTTACTTCGGTAATGGTTACCACGTCGCCATCGGATAAGGTAGAAGTGTCATCCACGGTTACCAAACCTGTAGCATCTATTGCGGTTGCTTCCATAGAAGTTGGCGATTTTGATAAGCCTACTTTGTAAACGCCCGATGCTGCTGAGATGGATGGCAATAAGCCTGTGAATCCTGCTGAGAATGCCGCTTCTTTTGTGGCGGATTTGCCTAACCAGTACAAACGCTCGTTGGCTATTTGTATTTTAGTTAGATAACGCTGAACCATAAAGTCCGACAGGTCGACTACGCCTTCGTAATCCATAAAAGCGCCGGGTTTAAGGCTTTGGGCTTCCCATGATTGTACGAGTTTGTCCCATTGTTCCTGTTTCATAAATTCGTAAACTACCGGGTCCAGGTAGCTTTCGTTTTGCAGGGCGGTTGTGCCCTGATCGGCAAATATGCCTGATGGGTCCTGCAGCACCACGTCGTCGTCAACATCAAGTATTACCTTGCGCGATTTTACGTCGTTGATAACTGTTAGCAGGCCGCGCTTAACCGAATCGGCTTCGAGCAGCGTGCTGGCCATGAACCCAGCCAGCGCTTCGCCGGCATAGGTGTTGTTTGTAAATGTAAATTGAGCCATGTATTTGGGTTGGTTGCCCCCCAGCCCCCTAAAGGGGGAGCATTTAACTTGATTTATATTATAGGGATTAGATTTATTGTATTAGATGGGTGTTATTCCCCCTTTAGGGGGTTAGGGGGCAATTGCTTTTTTAACTGCGTTTTTTGCCAGGGTACTGGTTGGGGCGAAGAATGGGGCTGCCTCGGTTTTGGCTTTGTTGCTGCGTTTTGATCCTTCGGGCGTAAAGTTGGAGCGGATCTCATTTTTTACTTCTTCGCGGGTTTTGCTCAGGCGGTCATTAGCTACTTTTAGGGCGGCTTGCGCTTCGTTTAATAAGGCATTTTGCGCATGTAATTTTGCTTTGATGGATTGGATTTTGTTTTGCACATCGCCAGCTTTGCCTTTCTTAAATTTATCCGACGGTGCATCGTCGTCATCATCTTCAAAAGTATCCGGATCAGGATCCGCATCCGGGTCGGATAGGGGCGGGGTAACTTTCTGTACCGTTCCACCTTTAACCGCAATCTTGCTGCCTGTAGCTGTGGTGTAAGTGTCGGGCGCTGCTGGTGTGGTCATGTCGGCATCTTCGTACACATCGGTTCCTTCGTCCATTGCGCCGGCGTGGTGCAGCGTGCCTTTGTCGGTAATGATTTGTTTGTTTACTACCTTCTTAAAGTAGTTCATAATCTTATCCAAAACCGATGAGGTTTTCTCGATAAGTTCTCTGTTCTCCATGTTCATGTTGTTTTTACTGTGTTTATTATTGTTGTTTAAGAGCTTGTTGATGCAGCGCTGGTAAACCGCTGGGGCGGCGCTGGTATAGTTTTTAATGAGTGCGCTATTGGTGATATCGGTAGTATAATCCTCGATGGTGTCGATAAAGCCGAAATCTAGCGCCTGGTCCGCGGATAACCAGGTGACGGCGTTGATAAGCGTGTTGATAGTTACGCCGTCCAACCCGGTTTTGTCCACGTATATTTGCGCCAGGCGCTGCTGTACTACATTTAGCATTTGTACATCTTTTAGCAACTCATCGGCGTTACCGCCCGAGCCTACCATCGGTTTATGGATCATGAGGAGTGCGTATTTGCTCATTACTACAGTTTGGCCAGCCATGGCCACAACTGAAGCGGCAGAGGCAGCCAGCGCATCGATGTAGGTTGTTACGTTGCCGGTGTATTTTTTTAGCAAATCGTAAATGGCTATGGCATCAAAAGCGCTGCCACCAACAGAGCTTATGTGCACTTCTACATCCTGGCCGGCTGCTGCCTCTAATTGCCACTGAATATATGATGATGACAGGCTGCCAGAGCCTATGCAATCGGTGTCGGTATCGTATAGGTAGATTTTAAAGGGTGTTTGGTTCATATTTTTCGTTTTTATATTGTCATTGCGAGGGACGAAGCAATCTCTTTGCTGTGAAGATTTATTATGCAGATCCGCTATGCATATTGGTTGCTTCAAATCGCTGCGCTAAGCGTCACTTTCTTTTGACCGCCAAAAGAAAGTAATCAAAGAAAACTCCCGGCTGCGCCTGCTTCTTTGAGTGTTTGTGCTGTTACTTCTGGTGTGGTTGCCGAACCAGACGATGCCGGTTGGGGCGATGTACTTTTGAGTTGTGCTTTTCCTTTGATTACAGGTTTAGGCTTTTAATGTTTTATATGCTGATTGGCATAGTTCAAAGGTCGGAAATGTTTTTTAATAAAGTGCTGACATAAACGTGTCAGCGGTTGAAAATTATTTTTTGGATTGCACCGATCTTGATTTGATTGCACCTCATTAAGCGATGCTGATGGTGTTATGCGATTGGCATATACAAATATCGGGATAATGTTTTAATAAAGTGCTGACACAAACGTGTCAGCACCTGAAGTTTTTTTGCGTTAGCGATTGCAGCGGATACTGGCCTGTGGTTAAGGCCTGAGCAGTATAAGCGGAAAGCGCGGGCCGGAGGTAACGCCATTATATGCATAATAGTACTGTACAGTTACGAGATTGCCACGCTACGCTTACAGCAATGACATTTTTTAATTAATCGGCCTCATAATCCTGTTCCAGCGGATGTTGCTGATGATGCCTTTGTTTGGATCAGTACTGAACCAGGTGATGATCGCTTTGCCGATGATATGGTCTTCCGGTACATATCCCCAAAAACGTGAATCTAATGAATCGTGGCGGTTGTCGCCCATCATCCAGTAGTAGTTCATTTTAAAGGTGTACGTGGTAACTTTTTGCCCGTTTAGGGTGATGTCGTTTCCTGATTTGCCTAACCTGTTGTGCTCGTATTGCTCAATTGCGGTGCTGTAAAGCGCAATGGTTGAATCGTTCAGCGTGATGGTCATACCTTTCTTAGGTAGTACCAGCGGACCGAAATTGTCAATGTTCCATTTAAATTTCGGGTTGTGCGGGAACACTTCTTCATCGCGTTGCCCTGCCGGAGCCACTACCGGGGTTATGCTTTTAATATTAGAGTAGCTTTTTAATGTCGCCAGGTTATCAACCGGGATGATCATCTCATAAGTATTTGCTGCCGATTGATTTACTATGGTAACATTCAAATCCTGAAATATTTGCGGATTAAACTCTTGCCCATCGGTTATTACGGTGTATGATGTTTGTGCTTTTGGCGCATTAGGTGCCGGTTTGCCATTAACGTATACCTGCGCGTTTACAATACTTAGCGTATCGCCGGGAATGCCCTGGCAACGTTTAATTAGTGTTGTTTGCTGATCTACCGGGGTGCCGGTTTCTGATGGTTTATTAAAAACTACAATGTCACGTCTTTTTACATCTGTAAATCCCGGTAAACGGAAGTAAGGCAATTGAACACCGCTCCAGTAAGTTTTAGCGCCGTACATTTCGGGCTCGGTAAAGGGGATCGAAAATAGTGTGATGGGCATACGTGCGCCATAGCTAAACTTGCTTACAAACAGGTAATCGCCGGTTAGCTCGGTGCCTTCCATTGATCCTGAGGGAATTGCGTAGGCCGAAAACAATAAACCACGGATAATAGTCGCAGCAACGAAGGCGAAAATTAAGGCATCAATCCACTCGCGGGTTTTTGATTTTTTAACTTTAGGTTTTGTTTTATTGTTTTTAGCGAAAAATTTCCAGTTCATGATAAACAAGTTTATCACTTTAGATTGAGATGGGCAAATGTTGTTACAAATTTGTGACCTAATTATCTTCGAAGCTGTTTAACGCACGCCATATAGTCCGCTCTTCTTTCCTGAATTTTAATTCGGCTTCCTGTACGGCCTGGCGTTTGCTCAATCCACGGGTTTGGATCTGTGCCTGGATCCAAAGGTAGATTTCTCTATATAAAAATACCTTGGTGTTGATGAAACCGGCTTTGTAAAGATCGGTGAAAATGCCTTCGTTAAATAGGTTGTTAGCTTTGGTGATGTTCATTGAGTTAGTATTTAGTAGCTAGTATTTAGTAGCTAGTACTTTCCTTACAATCAAGAGTCAGGAATCAAGACCACAAAATCTTGATACAATGTACTAGCTACTTGATACTGGAAAATTAAAGATTCACCCTGTTTATGGTTTGGGCGAGGATGTTTTGCTGGTTATTAATATCCTTAACATCAACATACACTGGCGGAAAGTTGTTTACCATTTGGTAAGCGATGCTGTTGGCGAGGTTTTTATTGTCGGTAACGGGTTGGTTGTAGTAGCGGTTGGCATCGCCGCCATCGGTAAATATACCACCTACAGCAAATGCCCGCCCGGTTGTGCTGGTTGAAAAATCACGACCACCAAAGCCTACGTTGATAGCGCTTACCAGGTTACGTGCCCAAGGATCGCGCATGGCTTCGGATACCACAATGCCTTCGCCCGAACGCAAGTGGGCATTTGTATTATCCGTGCGACTATAGCCGGGTAATACGCCGCCACGCCCATCGGATGTATAATGTAAGCCGCCTTTTGCATAGGCCGGTGGTTTTTGCGAAGCGATTTTGGCAATTTCTACCGCGGTTTCGGCAATAATGCCCGGCACCACCAAAGGCGATAATGTACCCGTTTGCGAAGTTGCTTTGGTTACAGCCAGCGCGCCATTAATGATAGCTTGCGCTATGGATGCTTCCTGTTCCTCCTTAAATGCCTGTTTTTTTACCTGGTCTTCCTGCTGTTTAAATTTAGCTTGTATGGCTATTTTTTGTGCAGAGGTAAGGCTGCTGTTACTTAGTTCTGCGTCCTTATCTTTTTCCAGCGCAGCAATTTTAGCTGCTGATTGTTGTTTAATGCTGTTTTGAAGGATAGAAAATGCCGCAGTAGCTACTTGCTGTGTTTGCTGTATCTCAAAGTTTTTTAGATCTTGTGCATCTTGTCTTTGTTTGAGTATGGCTGCTTTGTTTTTTTCCTGTGCTTCCTGGTTTTCTTTATCAAGTTGAGTCGTCCCGGGTGCCGTCATTGAAGCAAAATTATCGCCTGAAAGGAGAGGGGTACCCTTTACCGCACCATCTGATGATTGTGTATTATCTACAGAAGAATCACTTATTCCCACTGAATTTCCTTGGGATAAATTTTGCCGTGATGCTTTATTTATAGCATTATTGGCGGCACGGTTTGTTTTATTAAGTGTTTTAATCTGAGCTTTTGCATAAGCTACAACCTTTTTTGCGTGGCCTTTCGCGGTCTTTTCGCTTTTCGCAGCCATCTCTGTACCTTGTTGATAAGCCTTGCCCATTTCTTTAACAGTAGTTTCTACGCCATTAACTACAGTTTTAAAGGTATGAGCTATTTTATCCGTAGCGTTAGTTACACCTGTAGCTGCTTGTATAGCACCATCAGTCACTTTTTTAAAGTCGAGATGAATAAGCCCATCCAATATAGTGGCAAATGCGGTAAAGCGATTAATGATGTTTTCTTCAACTGTTTTGCCCAAAGATTTTATGGTATCTATAGGATGAGAAAACGCATTAATTATAGTATCCATAAAGGAGTGGAAAAATCCGTTAACCTTGTTTACCACAACACCAATAGCTGATATGGCACCCTGCAGCACTTTTGTGCCTGTTGATGTTTTTATAAAGTAATCAAACATCATTTGTAAAACCTGCAACAAAAAGTCAAACCCGTCTGCCTTTAGGGCGCCACCAACACCATTCAGGCCATCTTTCATTACCGAAAGCCCGGTTTTCATCAGGTTGAAGCCTTGGGCTGCATTTTGTAAACTCGGCCCAAATATGCCCGAAACATTTTTTACTTCATCAAAAGAAGTTTTTAAATGATCCATCGTAGCCGTATGTTGATCAAACGAAGCGCGACTTTGATCAACACTAGTTACTTGTTGTTGAAAAGAGGTGCCCGTGGCATCGATATCGGTTTTTAGCTGCTGCGCGTTTTGTGCGCTTTGCGCCATGTTGGTTGATTGACTGCTAAGTGACCCTGCGCTGGCTCCAATACTACTACCTTGTTGTTTTAAGGTTTGATTAAGCGATATTATTTGGGTATTAAGCTCTTTTGTTTTTGTGGAAGTATCGCTAACTGCTTTTGCATTTTTTTGATGTTGCGCAGTTAACGATGATAAAGCGGCATCAGCGCTTTTAGCCGTTGTACCCATGCTGTTTAAAGCCGATGTATGGGTGGCTAATTGTTTGCTGGCATCCTGCAACTTTTTTTGAAGGCTATCCAGTTTACTGCCCAGATTATCAAAGCTTGTTGAATTTTGCTCACCGGAGCTATCCAACTGTTTTTGCTGAGCCAGCAACCCATCTATCACCTTATTCAGGTTAGTGATGCTTTGCTCCAGGTCGCTTGTATCTGCTGTTACCTGTATAGTTATATTTTTATTTAAATCATCTGCCATTAGGAAAATTATTAATTGTGTTTAATATGCCATTTGGCATAATTTAGATTAAAAAATAAGCCCATTGAGCGGGCTTATCAATAAGTTAAAGATCGCCTTTATCTTTGGCTTTTTGTTTATCAAGTGCCTGTTGTGTAAGTATATCATCCTGGTAGGTAAGCTCTACACTTAAAGATGAATCACTTTCTTTGTCAATTTGCGCATGAATAGTGTTGCTGTTAGCGGCTTCCCAATAGGTATTGTAATCAGCGGCACCAATTAGTAATGCGGTTACTTCGTGCCCATCGCCTTCAACATAAGGCGAAGTGAATTTTTTGCTATCCTGGCCATTTCCATAGCTATCATTTATATCATTTACTAAATCGTTATAATATTCAATGGTATGGTCATTATCAGCAGGGGTAAAAAAAATGTCGCCTTCAAAAGCCTTGCCATTAACAAATCTTACTATAACTACTTCCGTTGCCCTATGCCCCATGCTTATATTGGTAAAAGCCAAATCAGTAGCATCACTGCTGGGATCTACTTTACCACCGCGAGCTTTCATAGCGGCCATAACAGCAATTTTAGTGCTTCCGAATTTAATTCCTAAAAAGCCATCAATGGGTTTTGTTGTTGTTTGTGAGAAACCTAATAATGGTATTAATACCAATGCAGTAAGTAAGATTTTTTTCATTGTTGTAATAAGTTTGTGACTGTAAAAATAGATAACGGATTTTAGTTTTGCAAAAAATATTAGCAAAATATTATTCAAAATTTAATTAACCCAGTTGCACCAGTTCCACTTTGCAGGGCTGACCTTTAATCCAGCTATCAATTTTATTGATGTAGAAATAAGCGTTGTGTTGGGCCAGGTAAATAGGTATCAATAAGTTAAGTTCGGTAATATCTCGTGGAGATAACAAAAAGTATCGTATGATGACTTTAGTGTTTTGCAGTATTTTTTGCAGCTCGGTATAATACTTGGTTTTTAAACCGGGCAGTTTTGAGTTTAAGGTAATGCCCGGCATATCGCACCAGCAAAGATTAGATCCGCCATCGGGTTTATAAAAGTAGGGCACGCTTATAACATCGTTTATTTTAATTGGCGTGCTGTTGCCATCAATAAAAGTTACCGTTTTGCCTAACGAGAGCAGATCAAGTTTTTGGTCGACTAAAATCCTCGGTGCCACACCAATTGTAAAATCGGCCGGCCCGGTTGCCGGGGCCGTTGTATCATCAATCATGACTATTTGCGCTATGGTGCCGCCAATGTACGGCCGGTTAAATGTGGGGCCAAATTTGCTTACCATTAAATCATTAGGTACGGCACTCAAGGTTTGATCATTGATGATAAGCTGATCCCAGCCAAACTTTAGCGGTAACAGGTTTGGATCGGTTTGATATTCCATACTGTTTACCTGCGCGTAACTGCCAAGCTGGTAATTTACCTGCTTACCCTGGTTGATACATTTCGAGGTCCAGTCCAAAGCTATCGGAATGTTACCGATAATATCTTTTAGCGACGAAAAGCTGATGGTTTTACTATAAACATCCGTTTGGCAAATAATGCCGAAGCGCTGGAAAGTATCTTTTAAAAAATCCTTCTGCGCCATATCGGGCAATATACGTTCGCACTGCACCACCTGGCCAAATTGCACATTGGTGTTTTGCGGTACTACCTGGAAAACTGCGCCAGCATACAACGTAAAATAAGCATCGGTATAACCTTCAAAATCAAATGTTACCTGCAGCCCCTCAAAAGTTACCGGGCTTAATGTAGTTGAAAATGATAGCTTGGTATTGGTAAAAGTTTTAGTGTATCGTATAGAGCTGCCGCTGCCCGACCTGCTATCGAATCCGCTTGAAAAATTAAAATTGAACGAGGTTAAAACAACATCGGCATTGCTATCCAGTAGTTTAATATTGATATTTAGGTTTGAACCGTAAGTGCTATCAGGGTGACCGTAGAAAAGCAGTTTAGGTATAGTTACCGTTGCTTCAATGCTGATGACTTCGTCGGGCGTGTAGGTGTTGTTTTTAAAGAACGAGGACGGATCGGACAAAACATTATCAAAGTTGATAATACCGTTTTGCGGGTATTGCGCCGAACCGGTATTACCGGCAGGGTGTTGCTGTGTTTGGGCGAAGGCGTTGCTTACGATGATCCCTTTTTCGTTAGGCTGATTTTGATAATCGAGCCCATGATCAAAACTACCGTTGCTAAATTGCGCGATGAGCAGGGGATAAAGCGGATCGGCTAATAAAGAGCCTGTTGCGGTGTAACCGGTGGATTGTACCAGCAGCTCGACAGCTTTTTTAATAAAAAAGCCGGGGCGTTGGTTTCGCACATCAATAGGTTGGGTAAAATCAACCGGATCAATCAACCCATAATCAACTACCGGGTATATCCAGCCATCCTCGCAGGTATTATTTTGGCTGTCTGCCACGTTCTGCAAGTCCCATCGATGATCGAAAGGCTGCCAGGGCAAGTTTGATCCGTAATTACTCCATTGGCTGGTGCTATCGCCCATGTCGGCAATTTGTCCGCCCAAGGCATCAAAAAAATCAACATTGCCTGATAGGATAGTTATGCTGGCGGTATTGTCATCAATCTCGTTTATTTCGGCAATGGCATTGGGCAAAATTTCGATGCCATTTTGAATTAACCGTGCCTGGAAAATACTATAAGGCGCTTGAGGCGAAAGGTTAGGGTTATACATGCTGATATCATCAACATAACCTAAAATTGCGCGGTTATTTTGTGTAAGCGGAATTTTAAATTGGTTGCTGGTATTACCCTGCTGGTTTTTTACCTCGGCCAAATCATTGATCTGGAAGGTGAGCGCAATGGGACTGTCGTCGGACAAGTCGACGGGTTGGTTGTTGAGGAAGAGTTGGAGGTTGGTCATTGGTTTAGTATCAAGTATTTGTAATAGAGTCAAGAATCAAGAGCCAAGAATCAAGACAAAGGGAAATCTTGCTACTTGCTACTAAATACTTGCTACTCAAAAAAACTACTGTGTTTGTATATTCATTGATGGCATATTAAATGTGATGCTGAATGGCGCCTGGCCGTTGATGGTTTCATACTCACTAAAGGTTGCCGTATTAAGTACCACAGTTTGCCACTGTACCGGGCTCGCGTTAAGCATCATTTGTACTTTGGGCGAATATTTGACGGACTGCAAGCCTTTAATATCCAACACACTTAAATCTTCGGCCATTAACTTCATTTTTTGGCCGGCATCCTTGCTGATTACTTCTTCAACACCATCCTGATTTTGCCAGTCGGTTACAAAGTTTTTGATGATGGTGGCGTTCTGCACATCGAGCGAAATTTCCTGGTTGTAATTAAATCGGTAGTAATTCCACGATCCGGTTAAACCTATCCAGCGCATGTAAACACCGTTGATATCCGGAGCATGATCTACCCGGACTGATTGCGTTTGTGTTACCTGAACCGGGTTGTTGTTGGCGTCGTTATAAAAAACAGTTACAGTGAAATAATATACGTTTAAGGGCAGGCCGAGACTGATGCTGATGCGGTTTAACCCGGTTTGCGCGGTAATGGGCGTGGTAACCAGGTTTTGCGCCGCGATAATGAGCTTTGAGGCATCCTGATTTAAAAGCCAGGTACTATCATCATTCAATAAATAGGAGGTTACATTACTGCCGGGGATAGGGTTGCGGTTAATGTCCTGCAAAATAATTTGGTAGTACAATTGCTGCCCGGCCAATGCTTCGGAATAAATAAAGGCGATATCAAAAGGATAGCCATTGGTGTATGCAGGTTCGGCAAAATCTGTTACCCATTTTGCTGGGGTGGATGGTGCGGGGAAGGGCACATACTCGGCAAGATTGCCACCGTTTTTTGATTGGATCTGTCGGGCGGTGTACATTACATAGTAAGGTGTTGCTATCGGGATATATGACGAGGTAATAGTTGTGCCCGGATTTTGATAATCATCATATTGCTCGGCATACTGAATGGTGTAACTTGCTGATAGATTGGTATCGCGATAATTGATTTGCGTGTAATCGCTGCCATCCTTAGCCCGAAGTAAACTTTGCAGAAAGTTGGAAATATCTGCCTGTACAATTCCCTGGTTATTTGGCCTGTTAACAGAAGTAATAGTATTGATTGTATTGGTAAGCGGATCTACATAAGTGATTAGTGTAGAAATATTATAGTACGGCCGAAGCGTATTCGCATTCATAAAGCCTATTGCGCTACCATTATACGGCGTATTAATAACTACCGAATTGCTGCTGGCAGAAAGTACAATATAAACGCCATTATACGCCCCGGCATTTACATACACATAAATAGTTTGGAAGTTGAGCAATATTACGCCATTGGTAGCCGCCGTTGTAATGGCATTTTGGTTGGCGGTGATGGCTGTTTCAATAGCGCTCATATCACCATTAACGTTTACCCGTGCGTTGCCGGTTGTGGTATCGATGATTATACTGGTTACTTCAAAATCCTTACGCTGATACGTAAATATTACAGGATTAAAGGCTGCATTCCAGCGACTGGTATTATTACCGACTGTTACCGAAGGATCAGACACCAGCAGGTTTTGCGTAATAGGCACAGTCACCATTGCCGATACCGAACAGCCTGTAGTGTTGGCATCGGTACAATAAACCGTATAGGCGCCACCATGCAAACCGGTAAACACATTGCTGGTTTGGAAATTTACATTATCCAGGCTGTAATTGATGGGCAAATAACTTGAAGTAGCGTTTACGCTGATCTGCCCGTCTGCCGCGCCGGGTGAACTTTCTGGTTTGATAACGCTGATATTCACGATTTGCAAATCGCATTGATTTACTGGTGGTGATGAGTTTGGCGTACCACTTTGGGCTGTTACCGCCCATGAATTGTTGATGCCGGCAATCGGATCGCTAAGAATACCGGTGTAAACTATCTGAGATTGCCCTGCGATAGTCGCGGTTCTTACCGTGGTCATACCATCAAAATTTTGATTGTAAGTAACCACAATGTTATTACCATTGGTAAGGTCGCCGGTAACAGGATCGATCAACTCGATAATTACCGAACCGTAGATTGCAGGTTCTGCCGGATTTATGCCCGGTACGGTATAGGTATCTATAAATCTTATTTGTGCTAAAATGCTCATATTGGTAAAGCGTTAAGTATTTGGTTTGAAATATCGCCGGCCATTTGTTCTGCTGTCTCGTTGACCTTTGCATTAATATTATCATCACTCAGCGGGCCGCTTAGCAAACCCGGCTTACCGGGATAACCCATCTTATCAATCTTTTTTTTGATAGCCCAGGCAGCTTTTTCGGGGATGCCTTTTTCCTGGCACCATTGCTGTATGCGCTGGATCATGGGCGGGTTGCCGGGTTGAGGGTTTTGAGATGTTGGTGCGCGGCCAGTTTCTACAATTTGAAGGTAGGCGGGGATGTTGAGTTGAGAGGTGTTGCCATTGGTAGTTATGGTAATGTTTTGGGTGTTGATGTTTTGGGATTGGAGCGAGGTGATAAGGTCGGTTTGTATGGTTTGGAGGAGTTGTTGGGTTGGGGTCATAAATATTTTTTAACTGTTATTGCGAGCGGAACGTGGCAATCTCGTCGAATGCACGACTATGAGGTTGCTTCGTTCCTGGCAATGAAAAGAGGTAATTAAAAGCTATCATAATACATCGTAGCTAGCGTTAATGTTAAACTCACGCCGGTTGTGTTCACGTCAAACTTGTTATACACGGGTAGCGATTTAGCTTTATCGCCCGCCTTGATGCGGAAATAGCGGCCTTCACCTTCGCGGTATTTGGCGGCTTTTACAATAAATTCGTTGGCTATTTGCAAGGCCTGGGTTACGTAGGTTTCGTTATCGGAGCTGTATTGGTCAAACTCGGTTTGGTAGAGGAATTCGAGGTATACTGAAAATGTATTATCTACCGAGCCATTTATTTGCGGCGATATTTCGACAGGTTGTAAAGGGTACATAAATACTACGGGATAGGTTGTACCATCGGCTAAGAGGTTGAGTTCGTTGGCAGTGCCGTAGATGAACGTAGTTGGGGTTGATAGGGTTTGGGTTACAGATTGGATTTGGTTGCGTATCATATGTGTTATCTTTTTGAACCGTTATTGCGAGGAACGAAGCAACCTCTATTTAGGCGGGTTAGCTATGCAATTCTCTCTGTGTAGTATAGAAATTGCTTCGTTCCTCGCAATGACGTGTTAATTAAATACTTAAATTTACCTTTGCGCCTGTATTAACTCTGAATATCGCCTTTGATATTCGGCTTCGGTTTTGTTGAGCAGGAGTTTGGTTAGTATGCGCTCATATGGCATATTGAGGATGGTATCCCACTTGGTGATGTCGCCGGCGGAGAGGGAGTTTACCGTATTGATGTACTTAAACTTTTCGAAAGAACGGATGCCTGCCTTTTTCTCCATAACTGTTGCAGGCGATGCCAGAAGCTTATTTTCTGTTTCGATAAGCTGGGATAACAAGTAAAAAAATGCTTGGCAATGGGCAGCGCCTCCGTTACCCTTAGCTTTTTTATTTCGGAGGTGAATGCTTCGGCTTCGTAATCGTTATAAGGTTTGCCCGTAACCCGGCAATAAAAATAGTGGGCAAGTAATTGGCTACAGGCTTTTAGCGATGGGTTAAAATAGTTCTGCCAGTTTTCTTCACCATAGATTTTAATGCATTGGCTAATCTCTTCAGCAATAATTTCCCGTGCCGCCATAAAAGCGCCTGCCGGTTCAATAGAAAGGTTGCTGATCACCTTTACTTTGCCTGATAAAATGGTAATCTCTTTAGGTAAGGCATCGCTATTGTACAATTGCGTAATTTGTTGAGAGAGCAATAATATGCTATCGCTAAAAGCCAGCAGGTCACTTGCATCTTTTACGTTGGCTAAGTGGGCAACAGGTATGCCTGATAGTATGCTGATGGCATCAATATCTGTCATCTCTTTCTTTTCCTGCAAGGCAATCATCTGGCCGAGGGTAATTTCGCTTAAATGGTCCGGCAGTTTTACCAACAGCTTGCCGGTAGTGGTTTTAAGTGTTTTTTCTATCATATAGTTATCAGTTTTTTTAACGGATCGGTGTAGCCGGGTGGCTGATAGGGCAGGCGCGAGGTTACTTTGCCTGTGCCGGTTGTTTTTAATTTATTGAGGGCAATGTAGCGTAAAGGATCTATCAGGTGGTTCCAACTGTCTACTGGTTCGTTAACAGGTTTGCCGGAACGATCAACCTTCCATTTATAGCGGCCAAGTTCTTTACGGAGATTGGTGCTGCGGCGGGTGACGTTTATTTTGTAACGTTTCAAGATGTCGATAGAATGCTGAATGCTATCGGGGCCTTTTTTAGCACCTTTTACATTCCAGCCCAGGCGGATCAGTTCTTCTATAGATTTTGGTTCGGCGCTATCGGCTATAATTTCGGTGCTTTTGCTAATCCCTGCATCCTGCATCTTTCTCGAAATATCGGTATTAGTTAAATGCGTTTCGTAAATCAGTTCATCAACCCAAAGCTCGCCGTTTTGACGATAAACCTCAATGCAGCCGGTTTCATCATTGGTATAACCGAAATCCAGCCCGGCGGCTATGAGCTTGGCACCGGCAGGGATTGCTTCGCAAATGTGCCAGTTGTTGGCGAATACCAGCCCCATAATTTTACCGGTGAGGCCACGGGCGTAAACTTTCCATAGTTCGTGGTCAGCTTCTTTTAGGGCCTCTATCTTATCACGTTCGGATTGTTGCAGGAAGGGGTTGTGCCGGTGATCGGATATAATGAGTTGCACATTGTTTTTACCGATAAGATAGTCGTGTACCCAAAAGTTGCTGTTGGGGTTATAGTCTATAAATACGCGCTTGCGGGTACGGAGCGAAAGTTCATTGAAAACGTCATAACTGATACCATTTGCTTCGTTAATGAAGAGATAGTCTCTCTTGCCGGATTTAGCATCCTGTGCATTTTCGTAACTTTTAAATTCGATGATGGTGCCGTTATGAAATTCGAATATACGGTCGGTTTTATTGTAAGTTTTGACCATAGTTTTTAGCTGGTCGGAATTGTTATAAATTGTCAAGGCATCGCGCAAAGCGCCTGCTTTAAGGTTTGGTATATCCTGGCCCACAATGGTGATCACCTGCTTGTGGTTTTCGCTGGCAAGGCAGAACAACACCTGCTCAATAGCATAGGTTTTGCCCGAACTGGTGCCACCCTGGTTAATAACCGTTTGCGCAGTGGCATTGTAATTTTGTTTGAATAGGATGGTTGAGGTCATTGGGTCATTGGGTCATTGGGTCATTGGGTCATTGGGTCATTGGGTCATTGGTATGACGAATATGCTGGATAGCATTTGCTGCCCTATTTTAAAGCAACTTCTTTTTCTGTAGCAGCAGGTTTGGGTCCGGATTCGATGATTTTGATACTGAGCGTTTTTAATGTGCTGGTTTCTTCCGGTTTTTTGGTTTCTGTTTTTTCGTTCCAACCCATGCTTTTTAGGGCGAAGATGGCACCGCTGGTGGAGTGTTGGTGCAGGCGGCTTTCGTAAACGGCTTGCACACGCAGGCAACCGCGTTTGAGTGTTTCAGATAATTTACCGCTGCGTGTACAATCGTCAAACACTTCGCGACTGCTAAAACCAAGAAAAAGGGCTAATCCGCTGATAGTGGCTAATTCTGGTTCGCGCTCGCACACTTTGGTGCGGGTTGGTTTGCCGCCTTCAGTTTTGGGCGGTGTTTTGGTCATGCGGTATTTTCCTTTTATATAGATAAAATATTCGTCGATACGTGTGGTAAGCTCATCAGCTGTGAACTTTGGATATTTAGGCTTCAT